AAACAGAAAAAAAATATACAGCAGTCAAAAATAGAGCAAAAACTAAACCAATAAAAAAGGTAAAAAAAGAGTATGGCAAATCTAAAAAAGGCTGAGAAAACAGCTAAAGCTATTCTTAAAAACGAAAAGAAAGCTAGAAACGAAGACAGAAACAAAAAGGTCAAACAGTACATTGAACTTAAAATGCTCAAAGGTCATTCACTAGAAGAAGCTAGTAAGATGGCTCAAGGGTTAATTGATAATCAATGAAACTTCTTCCAGATAACAGAACCAAATACGCACTTACCAAACAGCAAATAGCCAAAGAAAATAAACGTGCTTTAAATATTATAGGTGCTGGTTTGACTGCACTACCAGTATTTAAGGGAATAAGCCTTTTGAATAAAGTATATAAAAATAGACCAGTAACTCTTTATAGAGGAGTACCAAATCTAGGTAAAGAATCATTAAGCCATGTAAAAAAAAGAGTAAAGATTAATAATATTAATGATAAAAACAGATTTTTAAATAGCAAAGGAAATCTTAAAAAAACTTATGGTAGTTGGTTTACAACAGAAAAACGCGAAGCAAAAGGATATGCTGGTGATAAAGGCTCTTTGTTTAAGGTAAAAGTAGACTTAAAAACATTAGATAAAGTTAAAAAAGAACAACCAAAAGATTTGTGGAAAAATTGGGTAAATAAAAATTCAAGAGAGTTTTATGGAATTGTTCCATCATCAATTAGACGTAAGGCAAAAAAATTATGAGCTATCATTCAGTAGAAAAATTACGTAAATACAATCATGGTGCTATGGCTAAACTAAGAATAGTAGTCAAGATGACGCATATGAAAGACCATCCTAAAGAGGCCCTGACTGATTATGAGGCAGACAGGGTGCTTGAATCCTTATCTGAATTAACATTGGAGAAACTGTACAGACTAGCAGTCAACAATAATGTCACTCAACTATAAGCCAGACGGCGACATCCTAAAACAATTCATGAAAGATGATACGTTCTTTAGAGCCATTCGTGGACCTGTAGGTAGTGGTAAATCGGTTGCTTGTTGTATTGAGATAATGCGTAGAGCATTGCAACAAAAAGCTGGTGCTGATGGCATTAAGCGTTCCAGATGGGCTGTTATACGTAACACTAACCCTCAATTGAAAACAACCACAATAAAAACTTGGATCGACTGGTTTCCAGAAGATGTATGGGGAAAGTTTATGTGGTCAGTTCCTTATACTCATAACATCAAAAAAGGGAATGTTGAATTAGAAGTTATCTTTTTAGCCCTTGATAGACCAGAAGATGTCAAGAAACTATTGTCACTTGAATTAACTGGTGTATGGGTGAACGAAGCTAGAGAAATACCTAAGTCAATTATTGATGCGTGTAGTATGCGTGTCGGTAGATACCCCTCAATGCGTGATGGTGGACCATCATGGTATGGGGTGATTTGTGATACTAACCCTCCTGATACTGACCATTGGTGGTCAATCTTATCAGGTGAATCTATTATTCCAGATTACATTACTAAGCAGGAAGCTAAGATGTTGGTGAAACCTGATAACTGGAGGTTTTTTAATCAACCCCCAGCTATGTTGGAAGTACACAATGAGAGAGGTGAACTAGACACCTATCAAGATAATCCTACCAAAGAAAACGGTAAAAACCTAACAAAAGATTATTACAAGAATATTGTAAGAGGTAAGACTAAATCATGGATTGATGTGTATGTTTTAAACAAACTAGGTCAAGTAGAAGATGGTAAACCTGTATATGAGATGTTTAGCAAAGATGTACACGTTGCTAAGAGTGATGTAGCTGTTGTTCCAGATACTCCAATCTATGTAGGTATTGACTTTGGATTAACACCTGCGTGTGTGTTTGGTCAAAAATGTAGAGGTAGATGGCTTATCATAGATGAATTAGTAGCAGAAGATATGGGTATATTACGCTTTAGTGACATTATGAAACAGAAAATGGCAGAGTATTTACCACGTGAATTTATAATATTTGGCGATCCAGCAGGCGACCATAGGGCGCAGACAGACGAATCTACACCATTTCAAATACTTAGAGGGCGTGGAATTACAGCAAGACCTACCCATTCAAACGATACAACATTGAGATTAGAAAGTGTTAGTGCTACATTACAGAGAATGGTAGATGGTGAATCTGGAATCTTAATAGATCCCAAATGCAACAATCTAATTAAAGGATTCGATGGTGGATATCACTATCGTAGGATGCAAGTATCTGGCGAAAGGTATGATGATAAGCCAAATAAGAACAGATTCTCGCATGTACATGACGCATTACAGTATATGATGCTAGGTGCAGGTGAGGGAAGAAGTTTGACAGTTGGCTCAAAACCAAGTAAACCTGTAGTTGCAAGAAAAAATTTTAATGTCTTTGACTTAAAATCAAAGTCATTGTATGACAGGAGAAGATAATATGTGTGGAAACCCATTTAGTTCACCAAGTATTCCTACACCTCCACCTGATTTAACAGGTGCGGCGCAGAGAAAAAAAATGAGAGAAGATGCTCAAGCACAACGTTCTGCTCAAAAAGAAGAAGATTTGAAACGTAGAGTTCAAGCAGCTTACTCAACAACAGGAAGAGGTTCATTGCTATCTGGAAGAAAAGGTGGTCAAGGATTTGAAGTCAAAGGAAGCTTGATGAGTAAAGATACTTTAGGAGCATAACTTGGTAGTAGAAGCAACAGTAACACCGCAGGTTAATCCTAGTGAATCGCCTGTTAAACAAATTCTTAGGCGTTATGAACACGCAAAAATGATAAAGGATCAGTGGAATGGCACGTTTGAAGAGTGCTATGAGTATGCTTTACCACAAAGAGAATCGTTTTATCAAGAACAAGCAGGTCGTAGAAGAACCGACAGGATATTCGATGAGACTGCTGTAGTAGGTGTACAAGAGTTTGCTTCAAGATTGCAGTCAGGCATAGTACCAAACTATGCACGTTGGGCTGATTTCGTAGCTGGGGTAGAAGTACCACCTGAAGCAAGAAAAGAAGTCAATGCAATGTTAGATGAAGTGACAGAATATGTATTTGAGATACTGCAAAACTCAAACTTCTCCCAAGAAATACATGAATCTTTTTTAGATATTGCATTAGGCACAGGAATTTTATTAGTTGAAGAGGGCGATGCTGTAAATCCTGTAAACTTCAAATCAATACCTTTACCCCAAGTTTATATGACATCTGGACATGACGATAAGATTGACTACATATTTAGAAGTAGAAGAATAAGAGCAAAAGAAATGGCTATAGCTTATCCTAATGGCGTTATGTCAGAAAAAATGATAATGGATTTAGAAAAAAATCCAGATAAAGAGTGTGAAATAATTGAAACTGTATATAGAAATTACAGCAATACTAAAGAAGAACAGTATCATTTTTGTGCTATATCTAAAGAACATGAATTTAAAATATACGAAGAAGAATATAAAGGATTAGGTTCAAACCCATATTTAGTATACAGATGGTCTAAATGTGCAGGTGAAACTTATGGTCGTGGACCATTAATGTTAGCCCTACCAGCAATTAAAACAGCTAACTTAACAGTAGAATTAATACTAGAAAATGCACAAATGAGCATAGCTGGTATGTTTCAGGTTGAAGATGATGGTGTTATTAACGCTGATAATATACAGCTTATACCAGGAACTATCATTCCAAAAGCACCAGGATCATCAGGATTACAACCAATTCAAGCACCAGGAAATTTTAATGTAAGTGATTTGGTACTACGTGATATGCGTACTAATATCAAAAAAGCCCTATACAATGATATGTTAGGCAACCCAAACGAGAAAACACCTATGTCTGCAACAGAGGTTGCGGAAAGACAAGCTGATTTATCACGTCAAATTGGTGCTGCGTTTGGTAGATTACAAGCAGAAATGGTCACGCCAGTCCTACAAAGGGTAATTTATATTCTCAAAAAACAAGGAAGAATCAAAATACCAAAGGTCAATGGGCGAGAGATTAAAATACAGTCGTCAAGTCCATTGGCTCAAGCTCAACATCAACAAGATGTAGCAACTGTAGACAGATTTTTAGGTATGATACAAGGCAGAGTTGGTCCAGAACTAACTAATTTGATTGTAAATCAGATGGCAGTAGCTAAGTTTGTAGCTAAAAAACTAGGAATTCCTGAGAACTTAGTACGTTCAGAGGAAGAAATGCAACAAGCTGCACAACAAATGCAACAGATGATGCAACAACAACAACCAATGGAGGACGAAAATCCTCCTACATAGGAGATAAAATGGCAGAGAACAAGCCCAATACTCTAATTGGATTGGATGGAATAACCAGACAACCACAAGATGAGGAGAACTTAAATACTTTGTTTCACCAACTATTCACATCTAGTGGGGGTTCTGAAGCACTAAGGTACTTAAAATCAATGACAATCGAAGCAGTCGCAGGTGGAGGTATATCCGATGCGGAGCTGAGACATCTTGAGGGACAAAGGTACCTCGTAGGTTTAATCCAAAGACGAGTTAACAAAGGCGCAAGTCAAAAAATAATTTCGGAGAAAAACAATGGCTGAAGAACAAACACAACAAGAAGAACAAGTAGAAGCACAACCTGAACAACAAACTGAAGATGTTTCACGTGAAACATTAGAAGCAAGTGATCGTCCAGAATGGCTACCAGAAAAATTTGGTACACCTGAAGATATGGCTAAGTCATATGGTGAATTAGAAAAACTAATTGGTGGCAAAAAAGAAGACTTCAAAGACATAATACTTACTGAACTAGCAGAAGAAACACGTGCAGAAGCACCAGAAACAGCAGAAGCATACGAACTTCCATCACTAGTAGAGGGTATATCTGAAGAAATGGTTAACGAAAATCCACTAACTGAGTGGTGGAGAGGTCGTTGTCATGAGATTGGAGCTACTAATGAGGAGTTTCAAGACGGCATTAATCAATACATTGATAAGTTAATGCTACCTAATCAGCCTAATTTAGAGGGTGAAGTAGAAAAACTAGGAGAAAATGCTCAAGAAAGATTAGATCATGTGACTAATTTTGCACAAACATTTTTTAGTCCAGAGCAATTTGAATTAGTTTCTGCAACATTAGGTACATCAGCAGAGGGTATTGAGGCTCTTGAACGCATACAAGAAGCAACTAAATCTGCAATATCTAGGTCAAACGCTGTAGCTCAACCTGAAAAACAATTAACTTTAGGTGAAGTTAGAGAGATGATGAAAGATAAAAGGTATTACGATCCACGTCATAAAGACGATTCTTATATTCAACGAGTAGATGATGCTTTTGCAAGACTGTACAGAGACTAAACTATACGTAGAAAAGACTATCCCTGACCACTGCTTTTATTTGGCAAATAAACTAAAAAGGAGTGACAGGGAAGAGGTCGCCATAATGGGGAGCGATCCTTTGTTTTCAATGCTTTCAGCGTTTAGATACAAGCATAGAAATGTTGAATCTTTCTGTGTTATGTCAAATAAAAAACCTGTAGCTATGTTTGGCGTATTGCCTACCAAAAATAATCCAAAGTATGGAGCTATTTGGTTTCTTTCTACTGAGTTAGATAAGAAACAATGGGCGTATTTTTCTAAACGTAGTAAAAAATGGTTAGATTATTTAATTGCTGATTATGATTATGTGTTTAATATGGTTCCAAAACACAACAAACGTACAGTTAAATGGTTAAAATGGTTAGGTTTTGAGTTTAAACAAGAAGAATTAGTTGTACATGATGTACAAATGTTGTATTTTTATAGGCATATACATAGGGTATATAGAAATATACAGCCCATTTTAGAAGATATCGGTCCAGTTTGGG